ATCGAAGTCCGGCTGTATCACCCGGCATTGCAATTGGCGTTCTTAAGATGCTTCTTCAAATCCTCTACTTTGTGTATTACCTATTGACTACCTTCATTGGTAATGGTATTAGTTACGTTGTGGCCACCCTCTTCTCGTTTGGATCAGTGGTGTGGTCGCTCGTTCGCATCGTACAACAATTTATAGAACCCAATCCCTTTGTGGCAGCCATCGTACTTGGTGTGCTGTTGCTTTTCACTCTCTTGGTACTAGGTTTGTCCGCTGTTGCGTACGTTTACCAGGATCCCAACACGCGCTTGCCTTGGCTGGTGACCACGTGGAAAACGATCCCGCTACTCGGCCTCAGTGTACCGTCTCCTGCAGACGTCCTGGAGAGATTACAGTTGTGGTGGCAGGACATCACCACATCAGTATACCCACCAAGTGAGTGCGTATCCCCCCCACTCGCATTTATTGCGCAGAAAACTCTGCCCATGTATGCGTGGTGGACCCAGCGTAAGCATCTAGGGTATCAGATTTATACCTTTGCGCTGGCAACTTCTTTGGCTGTTGTCTTCGCCTACATCTACAGTGCATTACATAGCTGGCTAACTTTTTTCACATCACCGTGTATGTTTGAAGAATTTGATATCGCCTGCTATCGTATGCAACATAGCACTGAGAATCCACCTCTGTATCCATTGGTATTAATGGTATATATATTTGTGGTAGGTCGACAATATTTATTGGCTGCAATGATACCAGTTATCTTGTCCTTTGTTTTCAAAATTCCTCTGCGACTGTGCTCAGAGGCGAATAAATTGTTCGTCCGCCAAGCAGTTGGCGAAGATATTTTTGAAACTCGCATATTTAAACCATTCCTTGAGGAAGCGTGTCACATGCAAGTATTGGATTACTATTGTTTTCTAATTGCGTGTGGAACCAGCGCTTACCCTGGAATTACCTGGTTTATCCGGGTTGTGCGATGGATAGCTGGCAGCTTGACTGCCACGTTGCCCCCATACTTCACTGATCGTTTACGCGGAGCATTCCGCCATATAGCGGTCATTGAGCCAAAATCCGGTGCTTCCCACCACTCCCATCCACTCGCTGCTGCTGAACGCAACGCTGCGAACTCTACCCTCGATTATTTCATTAAATCTCAGGGCCGACGTGTCTATTCCATACAAATGTCAGCGGTTGACGTTGAGAATGGACACGCCGGTTCGTTAGAAC